GGAAGTATCTATCTCAGTTTGTGGATTATTCCACATTCTATTTAATCTACTTGGATGTGGTATCTTACAATGCCTTACACCTAGTTTATTTAAATAATCCGAAGCTACGTTACCCAACGCAACTATGTGAGAGTATTTATACGTTTGTTCTACAGTAAATATTACCTCATCATCTAAGTTATAGATGTTAGTCCAATCGTAATCTTCTTTTATCCAACCACTTACTCTATTCCAAGTTGTTGATTTGGATTTATGTACTAAGCCTGGTTTCTGTCCAACAACTAATATATTAGCCAAAGAAATCCTCCAAGCTTGCAACTTCCTCATGATTCCAACCAACAGCCTGTAGTACAGGTTCGATTGGGTCAAGGAATGTTTTTTGAAATTGCATGTCATGGTCAATGTACTGATGCAATTTGAATTCTTCTGGTAGATAATCAATAAAGCCAATAACGTTTTCTCGCATAGGATTTGCTTTACGCAAATAGATGAACTTAATCTTATCACCATTTTTTATGTGCTGATATTTCTTTCCAAGTGAAAGGTTATCTAAACGACTGTTGTAAAGCAATGCTGCTCGTACGTGCATAGGTGTACCTTTTTTATAGATTTTACTGTGGTCTTTGAACTCACGAACTTTGGTAACGCCACGTGGAAATGCAATCTCATCTGGTGGAAGTGTTTTGAAATGATTTTTAAATTTTTCAATAGATGATTGAGTTGCCCTTTCATCTTTTTCGATAATTACTTTGAATAAAGCTTTAAGTGCATCTCGGCATGGTTCAGGTGTACTAGATTTGATTGCTTCAATACCCATGATTTTTAATTTAGGCTTTTTATATCTTACACCCTCGTTATCATGCACGTTTAAGATATAGCGTTTTTTAGCTGTCCATATAGCACGATCAGCAATTGCTTCTCTTTTCATAACCATACGATTAGATACACCACCTAGTATTTCAAATAAGCTATCATAAGATTTAGCCAGTTCAGGCTCAAGCATATCATTAGCAACTTTATCCAAGAAGTCAATAGGATTCTCAGGATTAAATTTAGATACTATATCATCTAAGCATACATACAAACTATCGGTGTCGATTGCGACGATATAGTCTTTTCTCTCTGTTTGATTGAGCACTCGATTAAGGTAGGTGTTAAGTGCATATTCGGCCCATCGAATTGTAAGTTGTCCGGTGAGGGTAATGGCTTCAGCGATACGTTGGTCAAAGAATCGAAAATAACGATTCCCCAAAGCACCATAAAGAGAATTAAGAAGGATTTTAATAGCCACCTGACGGTTCTCTGCGATCGCAATATTTCTTTCAATTTGGTATAGTTTTTGTTTATCATCTTTATCAACCTTTTCTTTTTCTTTTTGAGCAGCTATCATTTCCTGTTTGATGCCTACTCGTTCATTATACATTTCATCAATAATCATTGGAATGATTCCAACTTTCTTGGTACTAAAATGCTGGCCATTGGCTGCAACAGCTTCACCTTCCGGAGATGGGAACCGTTCACCAGTTGCTAGCATATCTTCCATATCCACTTTACTTACTACGCCATTCATTATTGTCTCGGGAGACATATTGTACTGCATAATAATAGATGGATATAGAGAATTCAAATCAAAACTGACTATATTATTATGTATACCAATTTGTGGCTCTTTTACAAAACCACCGGGATAAAATGTTTTAGTTTTATCTTCGGCAAAAGGTATTATAATCTTATGTTCATATAGTTTTCTATATATAATAGTATCCCAAATCGCTGTGGTGCCAAACGTGTCATTGTAGTTCACTCCACCTTTGTATGCCATAGTTAAACAAAGGGTAATCAAACCAAGTTTGTCTTCGATCCTGTCGACCAACTCAACGTCCTTTATATTATAGTCAATAAATTTTTGGAAGTTATGTTGATATAAGGTATGCAAAGAACCATACTCTGCGTAGGATAGCTTTTTCTCACCAAGTACTACATGAGCGATGTGGTCCAGTTTATAAGATTCTTGTGGGCCATAAGAATAGCCAAACTTTTTAAATAAGTCAAGGTAATCCAATTGTGATATACCTTTGAGTTCATAAGAAGTTTGAGACCTTCCCATGGTTGTAATATCTCTACGTTCAATCATTCCCCATGGTGATAGCCTTTTAACGTATGGCTCACCAAGAAGTTTATGTATACGATTTACAAGATATGGAATATCAAAAAATCTAGTATTCCAACCGGTCACTACATCTGGTGAGTGAGATACTGAAGACCAGTGTGTTATGAAGTTGACCAACAGGTCAGCCTCAGTATCGCAATGTTTATACACTACCCGGTTGGTTCTCATTAATGATTTGTTTGTGTCATAGGCGCCGAGACCCCACACATAATAAGTATTGTCGATATTATTTTTAATCGTAATCGCAGTGATTTGATTATCAGCTTTGTCTGGCTCGGGGAAGCCATCATCCGACGCAACCTCAATATCAATCGTAGTCACATTTACTTTGTTACGATCGAACTCGATTTGACCTGGAAAATAGTCATTGATGAAAGCTGAGATATATCGAGTGTTTCCAAAGATATGGAGCCCGGCTGTTTGTTTGTTCTTTTGAATCCATTCATTAGCACTACGCATAGAATCAAAATTCATCTCACCAACTGGAGTACCATCCAAGGCTTTCCAAGAGGTAGGACGATTTGTGCTTACGTAAAGCTTAGGTTCGTATTTGATTTTTTCTGAGATTCGTTTATTGTGGTCGTACCCACGTAGGAGTATCATATTACCATAACGACTTACATTAGTATAAAACTTCATAACATGTATATTATATCACACTTCACAGCAAATGTACACTGTTTTTTTCAAAAAGGTTGGGGGAAGTTTCCCTCCCCCGCATGATTTTGTTTGGCCCTATATTTGTCCATAGCTTGATAGCCACATTAAAGCAGGTGCTAATCCTATTATTCCTACTATAATTACTACAAATTCTATGCAGTCTATAAGGGCCCTACCAACGTCATCATACTTATCCATAAATTGGATTAATGATTTCATTTTTATCTCCAGTAAAAAGGTTTATTTTTCTACTGGGTTTTCGCTGATACTAGCCTTTCAAATATTGCTTTTTCTTTGATGCCCCAGCAGACCCTATTTCGATCTTTCTAGGACGCTTCTCTTCAGGAAGTTCTACCCTAGCATACACTACTAGTATTCCATCCTTCAAATCAGCACCGTCGATTACAACAAATTCTGAGAGTCGAAAACTTTTCTCGAATTTGCGGGACGATATACCTTTGAATGCAAAATCACGTTCATCTTTATCCATCTCACCTGTGACTTTGAGAATACCATCTTTGACTTCAACATTGATGCCATCCTCTTTAAATCCAGCTACAGCCAACTCGATAAGGAATTTCTCCTCGTCGATTCTAACTATGTTGTGTGGTGGATAGTTATCTGTTCCAGACCTGGCACTTTGATGAATTCTTTCTAAGTCCTCAAATAAAGTATCAAATCCAACGAATAGTGAACGTGGAACGTTCAAGTTATTTCTTACCATTTTCATTTCCTCCTATAATAGCAAGGTTAATTTACGGACCCACTTATGCGGCATCCGTATTTATTTATACTAGTTGTGACGCCAGTTTAAATAAATTCATTTAGTAGTTTCCATGCCAAACATTTTAACTACTTTGTTTATTCTGCCTGCTTTCATAAGTTTATGAAAATCTTTCCAGGCTTTTTTAATTTTTTTCTCCATTATTACTGTTTCCTATATTGTATTTAGGGCACAGTTCCCATTGAGACTTTTCTTTAAAGGGTATAACCTTTATCTGTCTCAGTGGTGCTAAATCCTTTGCGACTTCTGGATTGACTATGTTTACTAGTCCCCAGTCAGCGAGGAGAGTTGATATTGTATTTCTACGTTGTATGTCATTCTCTATTAGATTAGATGGCTTTCCATCTAATAAGAACAGTTCTTTAAAATGTACTATAAAGTATCTGCCTTGTTTGTGTAGTATATGACAAGATTGGAATAATTTGTTGTCTTTTCTTGATGCAACACCAATCCTTGTGAGTGTTTCTCTTATTTTGAGAAAATCGTCAGGTTCATTCAGCGTGACTTCTAACATGTCAGCTGGGACCCAATTTTTTATTTCGTTATTTTGTTCGTCCACCTTTTAATCCTTTTCTTTTCAACTCTTCGATTTGTTCATTATTAAATAATTGTAAAACGGATTTAGCTTTATCGTTGCTGTACCCATAATGTTGTTTGATGAGTTCTAGGTTATTAATGTCCTGTGGCTTTATCCACTTCGACCATCTTTTTTTCTTCTTAATTATATTTATAAAAAAATCGAATTGAAGGCGATGGTCTAGGTGATGATAACGGTTCATCTCATTTGCAAATAATACAGTATCGTTAAAATGAGAGAAGTTCCTATTGATTATGAAGGGATTATATCCTTTTTCAGATACGTCATCAACCATGATATCTTTCTTAGTTTCATTTATAGATTTTATAAAATCAAAAGGGTTCATGGTTTTTCTAACTTCTCCATATATCTTATAGCTTCTTCTTTTTTGTGAAAAATTTGTTTTGCTTTTATTACTTTACCGTCCATAAATACCACATGATATTCTACACGGTCAGGTCCAAAATGCTTTTCAATTAGTTCATATTTCATTTAAATTGTACTCCTGCCATAATCTCAGTTAAACACGCAACCATATTGAGTTCATGGTCAGCCACAAAGCTGTCCTTGTACTGATAATCAGCCAGTATCAATATAAGTTGTGGTATAGACTGAGGGTCGATATACTCAGTTGAACTATCGTATAGTTTACGAAACATAGCAGCAGGCTCAATATCAATATTGTCTGCCACCCATTGTCTCATCTTACGAAAGTCTTTTACCTTAAGATGATTCATAAGGTTTCCAACCGAGACATCATTTACGTTAATAAGTATACCAGAGTCAATTTGACCTGATACACTATATCGTTGTAATTCATTTATTGTTCTACGAAAATCTGGAAAGTATTTCATAATCAGTTCAGCTAGAACTGGTTGTTCATAACTTACACCTTCTTTCGTAAGTATATGCTCAAGTCTTTCCATCATACCTGCAGCAACTGATTGTTTCTCACCTTTTGGAATACCAAACTCGATTACACTACACCTTGAA